TCCCAACGTGTGGCAAGGCGACCCGACGAATATGTGTGACATAGAACGGCAAGCACGCAAGTTTCATACTTGCACCCAGCTTATGCCTGACTATGAAACACGTATGGCGAAGATGACTGAGAAATGTCTGTCATTGGCCATGACTGACCTGTCTACCCCTTTTCTGGGACAGATAGCTCGGGCTTGGCTGCATCGCCGCAAAGTCAAAATTCCGGACAGCATCCTTCCTTGTAGGGATGCTAGTTGGTGGGCTGTCAGTTTTGACGCTACCGAACAGTTCCCGAATGACTATGCGGATTGGATGCTCGAATATGTCCAAACAGCTCTTCCAGAGCTCAGCATGGAGACTTTCAATGAATGGATCCAAAGCTTTGAGACGGAAGAAATCAGCTGCGAGGACTTTCTCAATGGCCCGACATTTTCCCCACACCACCCAAACGACCCGGCGAAAGCTGATGTTGTCGTTAACGGTGATATACTGCGCTCTGAAAGCGCCGTCGAAGAGTCCCCATCCTTGGAACGAAAGGATGAGCCAGAGGAAGAGAAAGAATTTCACCATTGTGTCAAGTTAATGGACGGTACACCCGTTACTGACAAGGAGAATCCGCCACCACAAGAGTCCAAGGAGCCACATGTGCCCCTTGATAAACGTACTCTAGCCCCAAACACTAACAAGGCTAAGCCGAGAACCAGATCCAAGGCCAAGCCTAGTGTCGGTGCTGATCCTCCGGTTTCCAAAACAAACGCAGATACATCGCGTGCCCCACCTTTGAATGTCAAAGGTGGAGCTGAGGAAACTGGAGCCAAGCAATCCGATGCCGTAGTGCAAACTCCTAAACCCGATAAGCCAGCGCGTGCTAAGTCGGGTTCCGGAGCACACCGGGGTAAACGTGGTAGGCGCAAGAAACGTGCGCCACCAGGAGCTTCGGCTCCGAAATTCGACGCCTAACGGCGTCGTCCGGGTTCTTCGGAGGCTTGTGGTGGGCCTCCGTTGAATTTCCGAAGATCGGAAAACATCGAATATTGATGAATCCACAACAACAACCACTCATTTCAGATGACGCTGCTGCATTTCTGAAGACTGCTACTAGCGCTCCCGATTTTGAGAACCTCCCGCTTGAAGGCATCCCGGATGAATACTCTGGTCCTACTTTTACTAAGAAGGACTTTGTATATCAGACGGTTGAAGCCGTCGCTGGAGAAGTGACCTGGATCGTGGTGACCCCAACTGCTGGTGTGGCTTGGTGGGGTGCGTCTCAACCCGCACCCATCGACCCAGCCGTGCCAGTTCAGTGGGCAGCAGGCGCTACTGGTGGCGGCCTCTTTCCTGATGCCGGCACCTTGTTCCCCGGTGTAGTAGATAACGGTCAGCCCAACCTCCAGATGAACAACACTGGTGAGGTTGTGGCCGGCCGAATGCTATCACACTGCGCGGAACTAGTCGTCCTCAATAACGCCTTTAACCAGTTTGGCTCGATCTCTACCTTCAAGACCCCCTTGTTGCGTGAGATCGCCAATCAAGCTGCTGGAGGGTCGGTTAACTATCACATCTCGGGCAATGAATCTCTTTTCAAGTCGCCTCTCAGCTCAGAAGCCAACGTCGTCCCTGTTCGTCAGGGATCATTCGCTGTTGCTATGAGTCGTGAGGCCGACTTTGAATTTTACCCTGTCCTGGATGACGTTACCCTGTCCTCCACTTTCCCTGGTTATCAGCAATCAACGTTTCCCGCACCTGTTGCGTCCAATTACCGCGGTCCTGCGGTATGCTGGGACAATGGCTTTGACACCATTGTCTTTCGCATCGACGTACCAGCTGCGGTCGCTAACCAATCCTTCGTCCTCAAGATCTGGAGGACCTGGGAATTCAAACCAGCCGCATCATCTCTAGCTCACTCCATTGCACATG